AATCTATCAATTTCATCTAGGACAATGAGGGGAATAACAACATCGTTCCCTGGAAAAGAATGTATGGAGTTCATGTCATATAGAAGGACTGACGTGTCGACTATAAAAGTTTTTCTCTTACCTGTGTTTGACATTATGTACCTCTGGTGGATGTACACGATATGTTTCGTGTGTAAATTAAAATATCAAGAATATTAGGAAAGCTATAAAATATGAAGTGTTTTGAAAAGTGTAACATCTTACAAAAGCCTTGTGAAAATAATTCATGCAGGTATTTGATAGAAAATAAAGAATTTATGAATTGCACGATAGTTGCAGCCAGAGAAGGGCCTATGACTCTACAGCAGATAGGTGATATTTTTGGTGTAACTAGAATGCGCATATGTCAGCTTGAAAAAAAGATCCTCAAGAAAATTAGCAACATAGAGATATAAAAAATCCCCACCATACTAAGTATGGCAGGGAAAAAAATAAGATCTATTTTAAATTACCAGTTAACACCTGTGGTGATTGCAACTCTATAGTAGTTGTTTACATCCGGGATAAAGACTAGATGAAGAGGTACACTAAAGATACCTGCATCTTGAGTCCACCCAACGGCGGTGACCAGGTGAAAGTAATGATTTTCATCTGAAGGATCCACCACAGTCGCATTTGCTCCAACAGCTATCTGTAAAGCGTCATTAATTTCAAATCCAACTAGTGCATTTGCAGAAGGCAAGACTACACTTTGATCTAGTCCGCTAATTGTCAGATTTTGAATAAAGAGAAGATCAAGCCAAGTTCCTCCATCCATTGTCTGTTGTGCTTCGAAACCCATTGCAAACATATGAGGACTGTCTAGTCTGTCTGACTCATCTGCCTTATTTGCGTAGTTATATCCAAAACGAATTCCCATACGCTTAGTCCAATCCATGTCTGAACTCCTATCTTCCCCTCCGACTGCATGATCATCTGCAAGGGCTGGTGTTGATAGTCCAAGGCATAACATACATGCCAAAATTTTCTTAAACATTTTTCTTCCTTTCTGTGATAGACACAGTTCGTAAATATATTAAAAAGTCCAAACAAAGTTAAACAATTCAGAATCTCTATATTTTTAAAAAATGACTCGGGCTTTCTTTAACACTTTCTAAAATAGTGTCAACAAACTTGCTAACTTGAAATAGCTTACAATTTGCACTACCTACCTTTCCAAGGCTCATGGACTGACCTAGCAATCCTTTTTTATGTAGATCCATCCAGAGCTTTCCAACAGCTTTCTTATTTAATTTGGGATATGGGACACTGCCATCTGATTCTAATAAAATATTCCAATAAAGCGTCTCTATAAAGTGAATATGTGTGCAAGAAGCCCACGGTATATCACCAATCATCATGATCTTTCCGGATTGCTCATATGCCCTATAGAATGGAGAGTCCTGACCATATGTTCTTCCCCATGGAGGTCTATCCCACGGAGAGACAGGCCCCCTATTGGACATGTGACCACAAAGAAAGGGAATTGAATCCCTCCCCCAG